ACTATATCTATAGGTGACGTTATCATTAGTGGTGTTGCCGAGCACGCCGTAACGGGCAACGCGGTTACAGGATCTACTGGTTCTGTAACAATAACAGCTGGAGCGGTTGTAACTGTAGATGGTAGTTCTGCTACAGCGGCAATCGGTGATGTAACACTCAGCGGAGCTGCAAACTTCGCAGTCACAGGTAATTCTGTTACCGTATCTGTCGGCACTGTAGTTGCTAAAGCAAACGCTGATGTAGCTGCCACTGGCAGTGAAATGGGCACCGTGGCCACTGGAACAGTCACAGTTACAGCGGATTGTGTGGTAGTTCCTACAGGTAGCTCAATAACAATAACCACAACAAGCGCTGGTGTAATCACATGGAATGATATAAATGTTAACGCTAGCCAAACATGGACAAACATAGCAGCATAAGGTATAAATAATTATGGCATCATCATTTTCTACATCGTTAAAACTTGAAAAAATGACAACCGGAGAAAAAGCCGGTTTATGGGGCACGACTACAAATACCAACCTCGACATGGTCGAACAAGCTGTTGGTGGTTATGTTGAGCTTAGTTTAGCATCAGGCAATCAAACGCCAGCGATTAGTGATGGTGCTGTCTCTGATGGTCGTAACAAAGTCATCAAGCTTACAGGAACGATGACCGCGAATAGACAATTGATATTTCCAGACTCTTGTGAAAAAACATACATAGTAATTGATGGTACAACTAGAAGCACGAACCACTACACGATAACAGTTAAGACAAGTTCAGGTACAGGTGTAACTATGCCTGTTGGATCTACAATGCTTGTAATTGTAGATGGTACGAATGTTATAACTGGTATTACACAAAAAGGTTATGTAACCACAACTAACGCATACACAGCTGTAAACGGTGATCAAGTTATCGTAGACACAAGTGCTGCTGCGGTGACAGTCACACTACCGGCGAGTCCTGCTGTTGGTAATGAAGTGCATTTCTTAGATGGTAAATTAAGTTTTAACTCTAATAATTTAACAATTGGTAGAAACAGTCAGCCTATTCAAGGTGTCGCTAGTGATTTAACTGTTAGTACAAACGGACAAAGTTTTACACTAGTATATGCAAATTCAACAAAGGGTTGGGTAAAGAAGCACTTTGCTGGAACGTAAGAGGTTTACATGGCTCTTATCAATTTAGATATCATACCAGGAATAGATAAACAAAACACAACCAAAGGTGCAGAGCGTCGTTGGATTGACAGTGACAACGTACGTTTTAGATATGGACTACCAGAAAAAGTTGGTGGTTGGGCATCTGTTATTGATAAAAGCATAGTCGGTGTGGTCAGAGCACAACACCCTTTCTTAGACAAAGATGGTAATAGATACATTGCTCTTGGCACAGACAAGTTTTTACTTTTATACTTTGAAGGACAGCTATTTGATATATCTCCATTTGATTCAGCAAGACAACAAACTAGTTGCACACTTGCAACAACTGATGAGTCAAGCTCTGTAACAATTACAACTGGATCAGCACATGGTTTAGCTGCTGAAGATATTATTTTACTTGACTCAGTAACCTTGCCTAGTGGCACTGGATTAAGTGCATCAAACTTTGAGGATCAGTCTTTCATGGTTGTGACTGTTCCAAGTTCTACAACGTTTACTATTCAATCAACTAACAAAACAACTTTAGCTGCAGCGGCTGCAGACGCAACTGTATCAACAGGCGGATCAATGACTGTTGAGTTTTATGCAAAGATTGGTCCACAAAAACAAACATATGGTTATGGCTGGGGTGTTGGCCCATGGGGCGGAAACTTATCAACGGCAGCTACATCTACTATTAACGAGGGTGGCACGTTTAGTAATAGCGATACAACTTTAACATTGACAAGTGGTACTTCTTTTCCAAGTTCTGGCACAATAGCTATAGGCACAGAATTAATAACATTTACAGGTAAGTCTACTAATGATTTAACAGGACTTACAAGAGGTGCTCTTGGTACATCGGCTGCCTCTCACGCTAATGGCGCCACTGTAACAGACGCAACAGACTTTAGTGGATGGGGCACAGCTCTCCCCGCAAACCAAACAACATTAGAACCAGGACTATGGTCACTAGATAATTTTGGTGAGGTATTGGTTGCAACTGTTGGTAATGGAGAAACATTTACATGGAACGCTGCCGCTGCTCAAAGACTAGAAGTTAGAGCATCAAAAACTACAAGTGGCTTTGCAACAGGTAACAACCCAACAGCATCTAGACTTACACTTATATCACCAACAACTAGACACTTAATACACTTTGGTACAGAGACAACTATTGGCACCTCTAGTACACAAGATGATATGTTTATACGTTTCTCATCACAAGAAGACATCAACACATTTACACCAACGTCTACCAACACAGCTGGTACACAAAGATTACAGGATGGCACAAAGATTGTTGGAGCACTAAAAGCAAAAGAAAACATTTTAGTATTTACTGACAACGCTGTGTACATCATGAAATTTGTAGGATCACCTTTTGTGTTTGGATTTGAACAAGTGGGTACAAACTGTGGATTGGTTGGTAAGAATGCTGCTATTGAAGTTGATGGAGTTGCTTACTGGATGAGTACAAAAGGTTTCTTTGCATTTGACGGTACGGTTAAAACGTTGCCTTGTTCTGTAGAAGATGAAGTATTTGACAACTTTGATAATACTAAAGGTCAACAAGTTTATGCAGGGCTAAACAATTTATTTTCTGAAATAGTTTGGTGGTATCCAGCAGATAGTGACTTTAACAACAAAGGTGTTTTATATAATTATGCAGAGTCTGCACAAGTGCCTGGAGGCATATGGTCATTATCAACAGAGTCAAGATCTTCTTGGATTGATTCCGGTATTTATCAAAAACCGTACGCTACTAAATTTGACACCAGTGGCACTGGCACTTTTCCTGTGATACTTGGTCAGAGTGGTCTTGGACAAACAAAATATTTTGAACATGAAATAGGCACTGATCAAACAAACGAAGACGGCACTGTTACAGCCGTAACATCATTTATACAATCTTATGATTTTGATATACAGAGCGAAGCATCCTCAGGTGATAACTTTTTATCTGTTAGCAGGTTTATACCTGACTTTAAAAATATACAGGGCACAGCTGATGTTACCGTAAATATAAAAGACTTTCCAACTAGTTCTGATACTGCATCAGAAACCACACCTTTTTCTATAACATCATCAACAACAAAAATAGACACACGTGCACGTGGTCGTTATGTAAACGTAAAGATAGCAAATGCAAACGCAAACGAGGCATGGCGTTACGGAACTTTTATGCTTGATGTAAAACCAGATGGAGCAAGAGGTGGCTAAGATAGTAGTAAGAGTAACAGAACCAGCAAGTGAATATGATCAGTCAAACCAAAGACAAATTAACAGATCAACCAGTTCTATCGTTGAACAATTAAACTCATCTTTTCAACAAGACTTAAAAGATGAACTAGAAAGGTTTATATGGTTCTATGGCCAATAATTTTTTAAATAAAAAAGTTGACCTTACAACAACTAACCTAACGGTTTTATATACAGTGCCTGCGGAAACAACAGGTCTTATAAAATCTATATTGGTATCAAACGATGATGCTAGTAATGCGTGCGAGATTACGGTCACACTGGTAAACTCAGGTGGCACAATATTTAGTTTGTTTAAGCAGAAAGACATAGCTGCTAAAACAACGACCGAGCTTTTGACTCAACCTTTAGTCGCGGAGGAGTCCGAGGTAATTAAAGTGCAAGCAGAGAATGCCAATGATTTACATGTGGTCTTATCTGTATTAGAAACAACAAGAGACTAGGAGGAAACATGGCTTTTGAAGAACCAGGTTCAGTAGCATACTTATACGAGGGCGATAAGAAAATAGCTCAGATAAAGGTTGATACTACCGTTGTATTAAAAAACTTAAAGACAGGCAAAGAGTATGACTCTGATGCAGAGGGCGACGCTGATGTCGATAACCCTGATACAGACACAAAAAGAGAGGACATCTCTAGAAGTGTTTATATAAAGGTCGCTAAAATGCCTGATATAGGCTCGGAATCGTAGTTGCGTTTTATGGTAAAAAGCGGTAAATTAAGAAAAAACAAAGAGCTTATTTCAAGCATGGCTCACTTGCACACTCACACTAACTATAGGATTAGCAAATAATGCAATACGGTATTGAAAACTTAGCAGAACGAAAAGGATATTTTTTAGGCGGTTTACTAAAACCTGTAAGAAACGTTATAAATAAAGTAGTTCCCAACGAGTTAAAACCGATCTTACCAGTAGTAGCATCTGCTTTTCTTGGACCAGCTGTTGGCGGTATGTTCTCAGCGTTGGGTCCAGCTGCAGCAGGGTTTCTAGGTGCGGGTACAACTAGTGCCCTTACACAAGCATTAACAGGATCAGGTAAAATAGATCCAATGAGCACATTACTATCAGCAGGTATTGGTGGCATTCAAGGAGCTAGAGTGCCAAAAGATTTTACAGGAACTGAACAAATTAGTGGTCCAGTAAAAAAACCAACCTTTGATCAAAGACCTGGTATGGATACCATTTTACCAGATGCACCTACGTTTCAAGCTCCAGTTACATTTACACCCGGCACAGAAGCTTACGATGCTGCAATGAAAAACGCAGGTTTTTTTGACAGAGCTTTAATGACAGCAAAAGAATATACAGGTAGCACTTCATTAAATCCAGCAACAGGTAGACTTCAATACGACAGAGGACCGGAAGGTTTTTTAAAGGGAGCAACTGCATTTGGTTTACCTTACACAGCAAAAGC